CCTCAATACACTAAATGTTTGAATTTAGGTATCAAATAAATCTTATGTGAAATCAGGATTTTGGCAACAAGGGCCTGTCTAGGTGGAACCATAGCACTGTTACAGATGTTGTAATTCTTCTAAGGGGTCTTGAATGTAATCTTCTTGAGCTCTATTGATTTTAAAAGGTAAAATTTCTTTAATTAAGTCAATGAAATCATCCATATGTGTTGGATACTCAGCTCGCAAGAAAATCATTTGCCAATCAGCTGGAGTAGTTGCTGCTAATATCGGACCTAGGCTGGCACGTAAAATTTTGCAACCAGTGAAAACACTTTCTCTAATCTTCACATCATTTTGTGTGAGCTTAAATAGATCATTCTGGTTCATTGAGTTCTCATGTAACATTGATGACCAAATCTCTTCTAACTGGTCAACAGTCTCGTGTGCATCACAAGCAATCTGATTTTGTGCCCATTCAAGATCTGTCATATCATCATCACCTAAGTTAAGGTCATCCACCTCCCAAGCATCTATGTCATGATAAGACATTCCTGTTAATCTATTGCTTGCAGTGGTTGATTGATCCATGATGGACTGTTCTAAATCATTTGTTGCATCTTCAACTTTCCTAAAATTTGTAGCTAATAAGGAGCCAATCTCATCAACGTAACCTCTAATTACCAGCTCATTTCTAAGTAAGTCTGTTAAAAATGCCTTCAATTTCCTGAAATCAAAACCTTGGGGTGTCATGTCACCGTCACAAACTCTGATGGAATTAACAATGATTCTTAAGGCTTCACTCTTTTTTTCAGATTCATTTCCAGTCACAAAGGCCCAATAAAATGGTGGCCTATTTTGTTTAGAACCAAGGAAATAATTCGTATCAGGCTGATAGTCCCTAGCTTTAATTCTATAATTCAAAACAGTCAAATCACTCTCACCCTTTGGCTTACTCTGCTTCAATCTCAAGAATTCACCATCTGACTGGAGATAACATGAAGAGGGACTAATGTAAGTAGTTACCATGTTATTGTTGACATAAATGTAACACCCAGTTGATTGTTCAGAAGTGATGCCTCTATGTGTCACACTCCAGAAAGTCCTGTCATCAGTCTGATTTATGTGTTTTCTTAATTCAACACTTTCCTGGGATGTGAATCCAGTTATTTGCAGTTCTTTACAAAGGTCTGGTAGAAGTTGGTTTATTTCACTAATGTCAGTAAGCCTGCTTAGCACTACTGCACATGCATTCTCATCTTCGATTAATATTTTGATCACCGTTGATGATATCATGCCAGTCCACACTCCAATGCCTGCATACTTCTTAGTTGCATTGTTATAATTTTGTCGAAGAGTGAACATTCCGTAGATTCCCTTTTTGCTACTAGAGATTTCATTAGTGAATGTTACCATTTGATTCTGGTACATGCCTGATGCAAATTTTAGCATGATATTTACTGTGTTGGTAGAGTCTCCTACAAAACATTCTTTTCCAATTTTATCTTTATAGTTGTCAAAAATCATTTGTAACTCTTTAATCAAGACTAAATTTGTAAAAGGCATTTTGGTGACACAAAATAAGTGATGTCTCAATGAACTGGAGCTCAAAGTCAGGCTATCTGTGTTCACAATTGTAGAAGTGTTCCTTGGCAATTCAAATTTTGTATTCTTCCATTGGAACCTGGTCACAATACTATGTAGGTTCACATTTTCATTCTTTGCTGCACTAGAGTTGATTAAAAATACACTACGTGATTTAGAGTAATCCACTTGGCTAATGAAGCTGTAGAAAGTTATAGGATCATTATGTTCAGGGTCAAACTTTTTAAGAGACTCTTGGAAACTACTAGTAATCCATTTGTATCTAAGTCTGAGATTGCTGATAACTTGCTTAAAGTGGTCCTTAGAAATGGGTAGAGCATGTCCAAACCAGTGTGATCTCAGTATTCTCATCAAGGGGAATAAATGAATTTGATTCTGAGGAATGATTTCTACTCTACTTCTCATTTTAACTCTTAGTTTTTGATCTGCACCTTGAAACTGTCTGAATTTCATGACTTCACAAGAAGCTTGATCATATTCATAGTAATTTGGAAATAGCTGTATGAGTTGTTCTACAGTTAGACTAACACCTGGATTAGATCTTTTAAAAATGACATTAGCTAAAGTCATTTTAGGCAGTGAATCTAAATCAGACCAATTATTTCCTTCTTGAACAACAGACCTAGTGTACATGTAGATACCAGCAGCCATTGTTCTAAAAATGGAATCATGATTAGATAGTGATGCAACAACACCCGGTGAAAATAATTTGTACATGGTGATTGCTGTGACTTCAGTAGATGTTAAAGCGTCCCGGAAAAACAACTCAGGCTCCTGTCTGAACAAATCTCTCCAGTCTAGTTCTACTTGCATCCTTTTCAATAGAGCTCGGAACTTTGCCTTGTTACTCATCTGTATCTTGAATCTCTTATTTAAGGGACCTATCTTGATCTCAGTGCAACTGTCATTAACTGTGTCTTTGAGCCACTGAGCTATATTAGAACTGAAAATATTGGATCTCTTGCATAAAGTAAATAAGTCAAAGTTAAAACCTAATAGGCCACACACACAGCTAGGAGTTAATGGCATAAAACCCACTGAAGGATCTTCTTGTCTAATTGCTTCTTTTAGACATTTCACACTAATATTTGTTAAGGTCTCTCCCATTATTATGTAATGCAATGTTGCTTGTGCCACTTGAATAGATGAACACAAAGTGGCAGAAGCTCCCCCTTCTAAACATTGAGTCACTAAATTAGAAAAGTTTTCAAATCTGTCACAGAAAGTCTCTACCATGTCGCAAGTGAGAGCAGCATAGACCCATCTGTTTGTTGGTCTAATCCAATTAGCACCAAAGAAGTATTCAGAATTGAATTCAACAGAATTGAGAAGACATGGAGTGCTTTTTTCTATAGATGGCAGAATCCCTATATACTTGCCCAAGGCATCCTTATAATAGAATAAGCTTTCCATCAAAGTTATTACATCCTTAACCTTGTCCGGCGGAAAGTTTTCATCTTGGAACACCCATCCAAATATTAATGAACTATCATCTGAAGACTGCTGATTTTCTATTTTAACTAATACTCCTCTCTTCTGAAATATTAGAGAAAATCTCAACTTCAACCACTCCTGGAAGACGGTGTGCATTAATGAGGAAGTGAAATGTAGAATGCCCTGCATCATCCCAGATTCTATTGTCACATGCAGTTGGCCTGCTCTGGCAGAGCCTTTCAACTCTTGCGAGAATCCCAAGAAGTCAGACCTTAGACCACTATAAATGTCATTACTACTCTCTGAAAAAGGGTTGTCAAGGAAAAAGTTAACTAGATCAGCAGGAATCTCAATGTGCTTATTTACCCACAACTGCATGGCATTCCAAATGAATTTATGGAACAATTTTGGCGTGATTCTAATCATGAATAAGGCAAATTTTGGAACAAAATGTACTTGATTCCACTTACTAGCATCAGCAGCATATGATAAAGTAACAGTTTTGTGGGCTGTCTTATTTCTGTGGAGCATGTTTTGAGGTATGAGGTACTTGTTTTTGGGATGACTCATGATCTCTGAATTGAATTTGGAGCATAAATGTCTAGCTATTCTTTCTAAGTAAATTTGGACCATTCTTGCACGAATTTCTAACACATATATTTCTCTGAGACCACCGTGTTGTGGTTTCTTAAATAAATCAACTGCTATTCCTCCTTTTGTATTTAATTCTTTTAATGCTTGTAAACTGTGGTCAAAAAGAGTGGCTGTTTTGGGTAAGTTCATTTCTTTCCTCATTTGGAAAACTGCTTCTAAAACTGTTGGTCTTGAATGTTTGTTTTTATTACAGTGTTCTTCAAATGCTTTCTTATTAATGTCACAAAGAACTTGTTCCTTGTATTTAGCTGCTGCTTTTAAAGTTAGGACATCTGACCACTTTATCTTTGTCATCGTATCTAGGAGCTCACTTTCCAACTCAGCTAAATTTTCATCCTGTGTTTTCCACTCCTTTACTTGAAAATCAGCTAACATTTTAACAAAATTAGGGGAGAATTCGTGCTCTTTGGGTGTGCCATTTGGCTCAGACATGTGATACTTTGGATTAACCGCTATCAGTTTTCTATGCAGTATTTCGTACTTTAAGATCTTCTCAATGAGCTTGAATGAGCTATTTTTTTCAGCACCTAATTCCTTCGAACACAAATACCCCTCATAGAACATATGTATAAAGCAGTTAAGATCTGGAATGGGTTTGCCTGTTATCATGTCAAAGAGATTGACAAAAGTCATGGTTTCTTTATCCCACTGAGGTCTATATCGCACTGTAGGCAGCTTGCTAGACCAGTCTGCTAGCCTCTTCATCATGAAAAGCTGTAATCTAGTTCTGATTGCAGTGGAAAATTTCCTAATAACTTTGGTGGAAAATGGAGTGTAAGTTGGTGCCGTTAAACTTTCCATGCCAGCATATCTAGTCAGAGTGATCACTTCTTCTGTCGCTGGTTTACATTCCAGGAAAATTAATAAGTCAGCTGCAATCTTCTGCTCAATTAGAGGATGTTTGTGTATCCATGATGATCCTTCTGGATTACTGGCATCTCTGTAAGACACATCAAATAAATCTAAGTAATTTGTGAAAACTGAGTGTCCCATAGAGTCAGACTTTACATAGTGTCCCACTTTGCTAGGCTTGATGGATCTCCAAGGAGTGAGCAAGCAGTTTCCAGACTCTATCAGTTCAGGACCAATGGAACCTTTTGAAAAATTCATACATTCCTCTTTCTTGAAGCACAGTGAAAAGAAGCAGTGTTCTTTTTGATTTGTAGTTTTCATCATCAACAAACATTCATAGTCCTTCAATTTCTTTAATGTGAATTGTCCCAGATTTAGGTTAGTTCTTGCAGAAGTTGCTATTTCAGCAGCTATGCTAGAAATAAATCTCAACCAGCTTGCCATTTTTGTTCCGTTGTAAAATCTAGCCAAATTCCTAACAATCTTTGTTATGTCTGGATTGTCTAATTGAGAGTTGACTATTCGACTAGGTATGAAAATGTCAGCCACTTGTTCTAGCAGTCCTGAGTTAGAAATGAATTCAGAAATGTCATCTGTCAAAGTGTCTGGATCTAAAACAATTTTATCCATTCTTCTCTTTTCTTGAACAATTCCCACATGCTCTAGTTTAGATGCTTTTGATTCGACACCAACCATAGCAGCAGAAACTTTAACATCATAGCTTAGATTTAGAGTTAATGCAACTTTCTTTCTTTTTGCCCCAACTGTTTCTCCAGTTTCATCCGGCTCTCTATTTTCCTTGGCAAGTTCGAACAGTAAATCCTCATTCATATCAAACTTGTCTCTCAAACTCATTCCTTCAGCTAGTGCAGAGGCCCAGTAGTACTCCATGTAATGTTTTGGATCGTTGGACACTAAGTAGCTTGCAATTTTGGATAAACTTATGGTTGGTTGCTGGCTAACCTCTGGAAAGCAAAGAGGAAAGATGATAACTTTCTTGTTATCATCAAATCTGGTCTTTGTTTTCCTCACTTTTTTAATGAAACTTGTGTATTCTTCTGAATAGTTGACATGGTCATCCAAACTAATTGTACTACTCTTCCTAGAAACTCCACTAGTAGACCCAGATGCACTATTGACTCCCAATTTCTCATTCAGTCTCTCCAGATAAAGGTCCCTGCTTCTACAGTACCTTTCATCTTGAGACATGGTGTTGAACACTTTCCGTTTCAATAGATCTTTAATAGAATTTTCATCCACACCTGAGTGACAAAAATTCCAAAATTCTTCTGTGAAATACTTGTCTTCATAATTTAGGGATAGATCTCTTAATAACACCTCAAATTGGTGATGTTCCTGTCTCTTCTGTCTGTTGTACATTAGACTTATTCCCTCTGATTCTATGATGAAATTGTCAAACTTCAACATTAGCTTGTAGCGATTAGTCAAAATTGTTGCAATATCTCTTATCAATCCCAGGCCACCTGGTAAATTAGTACTAATTCCCTTTCTGCCTATGCTTATGATGTAGTAAAAGACATCCAAATTGGGCTGGAGTTCTTGTTGATTATCATATCTACTTTTAAGTATTCCCTCATAAGTGTTCTTCTTCTTAGTAAAGTCAGACTCAATTGGCTTCAAGTCATGAGCTTGATTAGTGGACACTTCAATGATGATCAACTTGGTTCTGCCCTCATGTTCAAACTTAAAAAAGTAATCTGGTGTTTTGTCATTTCCACCATCATTGATTAACACATCAAAAATGTCTCTCACTTTAACATCTGTCTCTGTTCCTAACCAGTGACGAAGTGGAAAATCATGATGTAAATTGAGCAACTGACTCTTTGTAAAGTTTAAGTGAAGGTCAGTGGAAAGTTTGCCATTAACTACCTGCCCAAGTTCAAATATTTTTGGAGCATCAACATGAATGGTGTAGGATACTTCAAACTGACCATCAATGATTTCTACATCTTCTCTTGTAAAGCTCACTGGCTTTGAATTGGTCTTAGTTTTCTTCATGTAATTGACATAGTAACCCGCTTCAATAGTATGAGGTAGAGGCATATGAAAACCTCTCTTCGTCTTCACTTGTTCCTTGATATGATCAATCAAGAATGTTGAAAAGAACATATTTGAATCTATGTCATACTTTGATGGAAACATCTTAAATAAGTTTCGTGCCGACAATTGTTGTCTAAATGACTTTGAAATTTTAATTTCTTTGCTTGCTATTAGTTGTTTATATTTTGCTTTTTTTGATTTTCTTCAACAATAGTATTAAATATTGTATTGAGG